CCGCATCGACAAGGTGCTGAACGCCTACCGCGACTACTGCCGCACCGAACTCGACCTGTACGACGGCGATCTCGACACCGAGGTCGCGGCCTTCCGCACCTTCCTGGAGAACCACGCAGCATGAACCAGACCACCACCGTCATCCCGTCCGTCATGCGCCTGGCCTTCGAGGCTTCCGTCAAGGGCGACGTCACCGCCGCCCGCAAGTCGGGCAACTACCAGCGCGTCAAGAGCGGCCTGAACCGCCGCCTGGGCGTCTCCTACCGCAAGCGCATGTGGTCGGTGGAGCGTGCGGGGAAGTAACCGGGACAACGACAGCGAGTTCTTGCAGCACATCCCCTGCGAGAACTGCGGCAGCTCAGACGCCAATTCGCTCTACACGGACGGGCATCAATTCTGCTTCGCCTGTGACGCATACGTCCCCTCCGACGAGGAGGGGGCGAGACCCCAGCAACCCCGCAGGACCACCATGACCGACTTTGCGCGTGGCGAACCGGCCGCGCTCAAGAAGCGTGGCCTGACCGAAGAAGCGTGCCGCAAGTACAGCTATTGGCTCGGCACCGATAAGCACGGCAAGACCGTGCAGATTGCGACCTACCGCCGCGACGGCGAGATCGTCGCGCAGAAACTCCGCTATCCCGACAAGAAGTTCTCCTTCATCGGCGACAGCAAAGGCTGCGGCCTCTACGGCCAGCACCTCTACCAGCCAGGCCGTCGCCTGGTCATCACCGAGGGGGAGATCGACGCGATCTCCGTGGCCCAGGCGCTCTCGCTCAAGTGGCCCGTGGTCTCCCTACCGAACGGCGCACAAGGCGCAGCCAAGTGCATCGCACGCGAGCTGGAGTGGGTCGAGGGCTTCGATGAAGTCGTCCTCATGTTCGATATGGACGAGCCGGGGCAGAAGGCCGCGCAAGAAGTGGCACTGATGCTCACGCCGGGCAAGGCGAAGATCGCCCAGCTCCCGGCCAAAGACCCGTCCGAGCTGCTGCAAAAGGGCGAGGCAGAGGCCATCGTTCATGCGATCTACCAGGCGCAGACCAAGCGCCCCGATGGTGTCGTGACGTTCGGCTCACTCAAGGAGAAGGCCCTCACTGCGGTCACGATGGGTATGCCCTGGCACGACCCGCGCCTGACCGAGCTGACCTACGGAAAGCGGTATGGCGAGGTCTACACCTTCGGCGCAGGCACCGGCATCGGCAAAACCGACTGGCTGATGGAAGAAGCTGCGTTCATCGCGCAGGAGACCGGCGACCGTGTCGGCCTGTTCTTCCTAGAGCAGCAGCCGGTGGAGACCGCAAAACGCATGGCCGGAAAGGTCGGCGGCAAGCGGTTCCACGTCCCGGATGGAACCTGGACGCAGGACGAACTCGTTGCCGCGTTCGAGATCCTGGACCAAGGCCAGGTGTTCGTCTACGACCACTTCGGTTCAACCGATTGGGACGTGATCGAGCAGAAGATGGGCCATATGGCCGTCGCCGAGGGCGTCAAGCACATCGTGCTGGACAACCTGACCTCGTTCGCCGCGGGTGCGGAGGACGAACGCAAGATGCTCGAAGACACGATGGCGAAGATCGCTCAGTTCGCGCAACGCCACCTCGTGTGCATCTACCTGGTTTCCCACCTCGCCACCCCGGAAGGAAAGCCCCACGAAGAGGGCGGGCGCGTGATGCTGCGCCACTTCAAGGGCAGTCGGGCAATCGGCTTCTGGACGCACTTCGCGTTTGGCTTGGAGCGAAACACCCAGGCCGAGAACGAAGCCGAGCGCAACTGCACCACCTTCCGCGTCCTCAAGGACCGCTTCACCGGCCAGTCGAACGGCAAGGTCCTGCACTACACGTATGACCACGCGACCGGCCGCCTCATCAACAGCGAGGAACCGTCGTTCGACGACGACCTCCCCTTCCGAGACGAAACCGGTGTACGGACCTCCGACTACTGACGGCCGAACGGTCGTCGGCTTCATCCCCGAAGACGCCCCGCTCTCGTTCGCCGAGGGCCTGGTATTGCCCTACCAACTTCCCCGTTCCGACCAAGCCTGCCGCGTCATGTACGGCAAGCCGGGTCGCCGCATCGCTATTCAAATCAAAGCTGAGGAGCTACCGCAATGAAGGAACTGATCGCCCTGTTCACCACCGTCGTCACCGCCCCGTTCCGTCGCAAGGACACCGTCGAGGCCCTGGTCTCGAACATGGAAGGCCAGGTTGACCGCCTGCTGACCGTGGCCCAGCGCGAGCTGCGCGATGCCGAAGCCCAGCGTGAGCGCGCCAACGCGGCCGTCACCAAGGCACAGGCCCATGAAGAAGAAGCGCGCCGCGCCGAGCGCGTCGCCAGCCGCATCACCAGCCTGATCCGCTAAGGGGACCTCTATGACTGCCGAGCAGCACGCTCGGTCCCTGTTCGACGTGTTGCCGGTACAAGTCCGCCACCTGGTTGTCCTGGGTGGCGGAAGCCTGCGCGCGTTCTACGATGGGACCGCCATCAAGGACATCGACTGTTTCTTCAAGAGCTGCGCTGACTTCTACCGTGCCTCGTTCGAGCTGAGTTCCGAGCCGGGCTGGGTAAGCGAGGAAGCACCGAACGGAATCAAGAACTTCCGCTCACCGTGCGGCAAGCTCGTCAGCCTGATCGGCTTCGAGTTCGGCACTCCCGACGAACACTGCGCGCGCTTCGACCTCCGCTGCTGCGCCCATGTGGCTGTCTGCCTCGGCGAACAAGTCGTCGTGGTGTCCGACCCGGAAGCCATCGCTGACGCATCCGCGAAGCTGGTGTTCATCCTCAACAACAACGGCACCGAGCGGACGATCCGCCGCATCACTCACTACGTCGAGGACTACGGCTACACCCTCCATCCGGACCAGCCGGAACAGGATGACGCCGAGGACGACTACCCCGGCCATGCGCCGCAGGGCGTCAACCTCCCGCCGAAAGCCCCGGAGCCGGAATACATCATCCGCGCCCGTCGCCGCGTTCGCGCGATCCCCGTCACCAACCACGGCTACCCGTAAGGAGGCAGGTCGTTGCTCACGTTCGACTGTGAAACTGACGGCCTCCTCGACCAGCTCACCACGATTCACTGTATCTCCCTCCAGGAAGTAGACGAGGCCGGGCAACCGCTTGGTCCCGTTCTTTCGGCCAACGACCACGGCACGGGCGAACTGACGATCCGTGAAGCAATCGAGAGGCTGCAAAATGCCGACCGCGTTGTCGGCCACAACATCGCCGGGTTCGACATCCCGGCAATCGCCAAGGTCTACCCTGGCTTCAAGGTCCGGGCGTACTACGACACGCTTCTAATCTCCACGCTGATCTACCCGGACCTCAAGGACCGAGACTTCAAGGCACGCAAGAAGCAGGGTGCGAACCCGGTGCTGCCCGGCAAGATGATCGGCCGCCACTCCCTCGAAGCCTGGGGCTACCGCCTCGGCGAGTGGAAGGGCGACTACTCGCAGATGATGAAGGACCGCGGGCTTGACCCGTGGGCACAGTGGTCTCAGGAAATGGACGACTACTGCGATCAGGACGTCGTGGTGACCACGAAGCTGCTGGCGTTGCTGCTGTCCAAGGGACTCCCGCAGGAAGCCATCGAGCTTGAGCAGGCGGTTGCGCCGATCCTCTCCCGCCAGCAGCGCTGGGGCTACCTGTTCAACCAGGAGAAAGCCCGCGAGCTGGAAAAGGTCCTTGTTGTGCGCCGCGCACTCCTGGGCGACCAGCTCCGCGAAGTGATCCCGCCCTGGAAGGTGGTGAAGAAGCGCTTTATCCCGAAGCGGGATGACAAGCGCCGGGGATACGTGAAGGGCGTAGAGGCGGTGGTCTACAAGGAGGTTGTGTTCAATCCGGCCTCCCGTGCCCACATCGCCGACCGCCTGACCGCGCTCTATGGCTGGCGGCCGGTCGAGTACACCGAAAAGGGCCAGGTCAAGATCGACGAAGACGTGCTGGCACCGCTCAAGTACCCGATCATCCCGCTCCTGCTGGAATACTTCATCGTCAACAAGCGTCTCGGACAGCTCGCAGAGGGCGACGAGGCGTGGCTCAAGGCAGTGAAAAAGAGCGGTCGAATCCACGGCAACGTGAACCAGAACGCTGCGGTCACCGGCCGGATGACGCACTCGAAGCCGAACATCGCCCAGGTGCCCAAGTGTGGCGTGCCCTACGGGTCGGAATGTCGTGAACTGTTCACCGTGCCCAGGGGCAAGCGCCAGGTAGGTGCTGACGCCAGTGGCCTCGAACTGCGGTGCCTCGCGCACTTCATGGCACGTCACGATGGCGGCGAGTACGCCAAGGTGATTCTCGAAGGCGACATCCACTCGGTGAACCAGGCCGCCGCAGGTCTGCCCACCCGCGACAATGCCAAGACCTTCATCTACGCCTTCCTCTACGGGGCAGGCGACGCGAAGCTCGGCAGCATCGTGAGCAAAGGCCGCGTGGTCGGCGGCCAGCTCCGCGCCAAGTTCCTCAAGGGACTCCCCGCGCTGGAGAAGCTGGTCAAGGGGGTGAAGAAGCGAGCAGCCGAGGTCGGCTACCTGATTGGCCTCGACGGACGAAAGCTGCACATCCGCAGCGACCATGCCGCGCTGAACACCCTCCTGCAGTCGGCCGGTGCGCTCGTAATGAAGAAGGCGCTGGTGATCCTCGACGCGGACCTGCAATCCGCAGGGCTGGTGCCGGGCGTCCATTACGAGTTCCTGGCGAACATCCACGATGAGTGGCAGATCGAAGTGGACGAGGACAGAGCCGAGTTTGTCGGCAGGACCGCCCAGGCCGCCATCCGTAAGGCTGGCGATTACTTCGGGTTCCGCTGTCCGCTCGATGGCGAATACAAGGTGGGAGCGAATTGGGCCGAAACGCACTGACCCGTGGGAAACGGGAAGTCGCGCTCGCACTCGTTCGACAAGCCAGACGCCGGGCAGTACGAAAGGACCTCCCCTTCGACCTCGTGGCCGAAGACCTGTTGGTCCCTGACTACTGCCCGGCTTTGGGCATCCCGCTGTTCCGCGCTGCGGGCCGCAAAGCACAAGGCCCGAACTCCCCAACCCTCGACCGCATCGTCCCTGATCTCGGCTATGTCCGGGGCAACGTGCGCGTCATTTCCGCGCGCGCCAACCAGATCAAGAGCGATGCCACCCCGGCCGAGCTGCTGCGAGTCGCGTGCTACTACCAGGAACACCAATGACGTGACCCCTGCAACCATCCTCCGCAGCATCGGCGTCCTCCTGCTGATCGCTGCACTGGGCGCTGGTGCCTACGCAGTCCACACCTATCGCTCCGCAATGGAGCGCGTCAGCAAGCTCGAAGAAACAGCCGAGCAGTTCGACGAACTCAAGCAGTCGGTCGCCACCTTGAACCGGGAGGCGATCCGCCGCGCCACCCTCGACCAAGCAATTCGGGACGCACGCAATCGCGTGGATCGTTCCGTGGAGACCGCACGCAATGAAGAACCTGCTGTTCGCGCTTATCTCGATGAGCGCATTCCTGACGGGCTGCGCGACGCACACCTCGGTGCGCGCAAACCCTGAGCAGTTCCTCCAGCCCACCGTGATCGAAGGGACGCACAAGTCCCTCGACGCGGTCATGGCTGATCCCACCACCACCACCTACGACCTCTACCGCTTCGGCGGGAACGCAGAGGACGGTCTCATGCGCTGCAACGCCGACAAGGTCAGCGCCCGCGAAGTCCTCAAGGAGAACGAGAAGTGAAGCGCTTTGCGATCCTGGCGGCCCTGTGCCTCGCCGTGACGGCCTGCGATATGAAGCCCTGGCCGCCGTTCCCCGATCACGGGGCGTGTCTCGCCTCCCGCACCGACATCGTCCTGACCCCAATGCCGTCCGGCGTTGGCCTCGGTTTCGACCTGGGCGGTGGCATCCAGCTTGTGCCCATGCCGCAGACCGTGTGCGAACTGCACGAGTTTCCCAACGGGGATGGCCCCGGCTATCAGGCCGGTATGCAGCGATATGCGGCGGACCTACAGGCTTGGTACGAACGCCATCCCGAGGAGCGCCCGTGACCTCGGTATTCCATATGACGAAGCCTGCGGGCTACTGGCGCATCGGGGGCAATTTCCTGGTGGCAGCTCAGACTCGCCCCACCCGACTGCACCGCTGGTTCACCACGGGATTCCTGGGATGGCAGTGGGTAGACGCCGCATGAGCGACAAGTCCCCCACTCTCATCATTGACGCGGACGTCCTCCGCTACCAGCTCGCCTTTTCAAACACCGCCAACATCGACTGGAACGGCGACGGCAACACCGTCGAAGCCATCCAGCCCGAGCGCGCCAAGGTGAAGCTCGACGAGTTCATTGAGGACCTGCTGGAGAAGTTTGGCACGACCAAGTATGTCCTGGCCCTGTCCTGCAAGAAGCACAACTTCCGAAAGGACGTGAAGGCGGACTACAAGGCCAACCGCAACGAGAAACCCAAGCCTGCCCTCTGGTACATCCTGGATGAGTTCGTGTACCGGGAGTACGCGGACAAGATCGTCGAGATCGAGAACCTGGAAGGCGACGACATCCTGGGCCTGCTGATGACGCACCCGCGTCCGAAGCGCTGCCCAGGCAACCGGATCATGGTGTCCATCGACAAGGACATGCAGACGATCCCTGGCCGTCTCTATAACCCGAACAAGCCCGACCTCGGTACGCGAACGATCAGCGTGCATGACGCCAACCTGTTCTGGATGAAGCAGACGCTCACGGGCGACACCGTCGATCACTACACGGGATTCCCCGGCATCGGCCACAAGCTCGCCGACGAGCTGCTGATGCCTGTCCACGAGGCGCACCTGGACGAGACCCCCGAGGTCCACCTGGCGGCCCTGTGGACTGCAGTGAAGACCGCTTACACCACCAGAATCCCCCGTGGTGGCAGTACGCCACTCACGGTTGATGACGCTATCCAGCAAGCCCGGCTCGCGCGCATTCTGCGGTACGGGGACTACAGCCCGCGGAGCGGGACTGTAAACCTGTGGAAACCCGCTTAACGATCCAAGAAGCGAATCTGGTTCGGCTCAACCTCGATCACCTTGCCGGTATCGAGTTCGACGATTGCACAAGACACCGGAATCGGATTGTTGCCTTCGTCATGAGTGACCGTGCGGCCCCACTCGATGAAGCGGCCTTCTTCCGTTTTGTGGGTGTAACGAACTTCCACGCGGCGATCAGCGTCTGCCATGCCATTTCTCCTTGGTTGCGGCCCCGGCAATCCGGTGCCTGAGCAAAGTATCCATGCATCCGGGGGAAACAACAAAGCTCGTCACGGCCTTTCCTGAACGAAATTTTATTTCCCCCACTGGCCCGCCTAGCGCGGGCCTTCTCTTTTCTGGAGTCCCCATGAAGATCATCGGAATCACGGGCCTGGCCCGCAGCGGCAAGGACACCCTGGCCGACTACCTGGTCAACGACCACGGTTTCATCAAGCTATCCTTCGCAGCCCCGATCCGGGCCTTCGTGGCGGACATCACCGGCTTCCCGCTGTCGGCGATGGAAGACGGCCCCGAGAAGGAGCAACCCCTCGACTGGCTGGACGGCCAGACCCCGCGTCACCTGATGCAGACCGTGGGCACCGAATGGGGCCGCAACATGATCGACCGTGACCTGTGGATCAAGGTCGTGGAACAAAAGATTCGCCAGGCCCGCCGCGAAGGTGCGACCGGCGTGGTCGTTTCGGACGTCCGCTTCGACAACGAGGCCGACTTCATCCACGACTGGCACGGCGGCGCGGTCGTCAAGGTCGAGCGCCGGGCGGCCGTCAAGGTGGGTGCCCATGCCTCCGAAAACGGCGTCTCCGCTGCCCTGGTGGACGTGGTCGTGGACAACAACGGCCCCCTCCACAACCTCCGTTCCTGGGCTGCTGCCCTGGCTGAATAAGCCGGGGTTTTAGTCGTCATCATCGGGGGAAACGCAAGTTTCCCAACCTTAGTTCTACTTAGGACACCTATGGACATCCCGCTCCACTCCTACGAACTGATCGACCGCCTCGACGAGCTGTACCCCGAGGCGATCTACAACCCGAAGGACTGCCGCGAGGAGTTCCTTCTCCGCCAAGGCGAGCGCCGCCTGATCCTGAAACTCAAGGAACTGCGGCTCGTCGAAATCAAGGAACGCAACCGCCGCTAAATGTGCAGTAAGCCCAAGATGCCGGATGCGGAGGAGAAAGACCCCGTCCTCCTCACCCGCCAGGACACCCAGCCGACAGGGCAGGCAGCAGCCGCCCGTCGTCGGACCAAGGTGCGCCTCGACCTGAACGACTCAACCTACTCCGGACTGACCATTCCCAATGGCGAATGAGCAGTCCTCGGCCGATGAAGTAACGGCCGCGAAGCGCTACGCAGACCTCAAGACCAACCGAAAGGAAGCCGAGACCCGCGCCAAGCGCTGCGCCAAGGTCACCCTCCCCCGCCTGTGGGTGGACGAGGGTGCCAAGAACCGCTCGCCCGGCTCGGCCTACATCGACACTGGCCCGAAGTGCGTCAACGCGCTTGGCTCGAAGATCATGCTCTCGTGGCTCCCGCCGAATGCGGGCATCTTCAAGCTGTCCCCCGATCAAGCCGACACCGAGAACATCGCCGAGCAGGCTGGTGTGGAAACCTCCGAACTGGAGGCCGCGCTGGTGGACGTGGAGCGCCTGGTCATCAACGACCTGGAGACCAGCGGCATCCGCTCGGTTCTCTCCGAAGCCGCCAAGCACGCCATCGTCACCGGCAACTTCCTGCTGTACGACCCCGATGAGGGGAAGCCTAAGCTCTACCCGCTGACGTCCTTCGTCATCGACAAGGACGGCCTGGGCAATACCTTGGAAATGATTACCCTGGACAAGATCGCACCCGCGATGCTGCCCGAGGCGATCCGCGCCGCGGTCGTGCAGAAGCTCGCAACCGAGCGCGACGAAAAGACGAAGAACGACGACGTCAATCTCTACACCTGGATTCGTCGATCCGAAGACGGCCAGCAGTGGGAGGTAGTGCAGGAAGTGGAAGGCGTAGAGGTCCCTGAGACCTTTGGCACCTACCCCATCGACGCCTGTCCCTGGATTCCTGTGGCTGCACCGCCGTCCCTCACGGACGACTACGGCGAGGGCCTGGTGTACGACTATGTCGGAGCGTTCGAGTCCCTGGAAGCGCTGCGCAGGGCCATCCGCAAGGGTGCCGCTGCGATGGCGAAAATCATCATGTTCCTCAAGCCGACCTCGGCTATCCGAGAGAAGCAGCTCGTCGAAGCCGAGTCCGGTGCCGTCCTCCGAGGCGACGCGGCCGACGTATCGACGCTCCAGCTTGAGAAGGCCTACGACCTGAACTTCGTTCGCACCGAGGCCGACCAGCTCAAGCAATCGCTGGAGCTGATCTTCGGCGTGCGCTCCGCAGTGCAGCGACCCGGCGAGCGCGTGACCGCATACGAGATCCGTGTGATGTCCCAGGAACTCGATGACTCCCTCGGTGGCTTCTACTCGATGTCCGCTGAACAACTACTGCTGCCGCTCATCCGCCGCCGCCTGGACAAGCTCCAGCGCGCCGGTCGTCTGCCGCAGCTCCCCACGGAACTCCTCAAGCCCCGCGTGACGGTCGGCATCGCAGCCCTCGGCCGCGGTCACGACCTGAACAAGCTCATGGAGTTCGGCGAAGCCGCCAAGGCTCTCGTCGGTGACCAAGAGGTCGCCCGTCGCCTCAACTCTGGCGAAGCCATCGCTCGCCTCGCATCCGCCTCCGACATTTCCACGAAGGGCCTGATCCGCTCCGACGACGAACTCGCCGCCGAGCAGCAGGACGGTGCGATGCAGGAAGCAATGGTGCGCGCCGCACCCAACATCGCGTCAGCGATGACCCAACCACCCACTCAGTGAGAAGCAGATGAGCGAACAGACCGACACCAAGGACCAGAAGCCCGCCAAGCAGCCGAAGGCTGAACCGGCCTTCGAGAAGAAGGGCAACATCGAGATCACCCGCAAGGCCAACGGCCTGGTGATCCGCAACGCCGTCGCCGCCGAGGTCGAGTAATGAGCCAGCCGGGCAAGTCCGAAACCATCGTGCAGATCGAAGGCCAGCCCGCAGCCAACCAGCAGCCGCCCGCACAGGGCGGCACCGGTGACGGTGACGGCCGCCTGTTCGGCGGTAAGTTCGCCACCGTGGAAGAACTGGAAGCCGCCTTCGCGGCTACCCAACAGCCGGCCGACGACAAGGGCGGCAACGGTGACACCTCGGCGCTGACCGTCGAGGACACCACCGAAGACGACGCTCGTGATGCGTTGTCGAAAGCAGGTCTCAACCTGGACTCGTTCGCCGAGGAGTTCAACTCCGCTGGCGCGCTGTCCACCGAGTCCTACGAGAAGCTGGCGAAAGCTGGCTACCCGAAGGAGCTGGTGGACGTCTATGTCGAAGGCCTGGGCGCGCGCCGCGCGAACTACGAGAACTCCGTGTTCTCCGCCGCTGGCGGTGCCGATCAGTACAAGGGCCTGGTCCAGTGGGCCAAGACCAACCTCAGTGCGGAGCAGAAGCGTGCCTTCAACGAGGCCGTGACCTCCGGCGATTCTGGCCGCGCCGCGCTGGCCGTCCAAGGCATCGTTGCTCTCCGCGGCGGCAATGGCCGCCTCATCGCGGGCAAGACTGCGCCGAACGCAGACAGCGGCGTCAAGCCGTTCCTGTCGCAAGCCCAGGTCACCGATGCGATGCGCGATCCGCGCTATCGCCGAGACCCGGCGTACCGCAAGGAGGTCTCCGACCGCCTGCGTGTCAGCGCCCTGTTCCGCTAATACCCCCCTCCATTCAATCCAAGGAATTACATGAGCAACGCGAATCCGTCCCGCATCGGTCAGGTCCAGGCATCGGGCGATGATTGGGCACTGTTCAAGCAGAACTACACCGCCGAGGTCATCACCAGCTACGTCGAGAACTACAAGCTCGACGGCCGCGTGACCAACCGCAACATCGACAGCGGCAAGTCGGCGTCGTTCCCGAACATGGGCACCATCGGCTCCGAGTACCACGTGCCGGGCACCGAGATCAACGGCATGATCGTCGAACACAACGAGACGATCCTGACGCTCGACCCGATGCTGATCTCGCACGCCTTCATCGCCAACATCGACGAAGCGATGAACCACTACGACGTGCGTTCCGAGTACACCCGCCAGCAGGGCCTGGAACTGGCGCAGAAGCGAATGCTGAACGAGCTGCGCTGCGCCATCCGTGCCGCACGCATCACCGAAGGCAAGGTCGAAGGCCAGCCGGGCGGTGCCGTGATCTCGGCGGCGACCCTGGCTTCCGACCCGAGCGTGCTGGCCGATGCCTTCCGCCAGGCCCGCATGATCTTCGACGAGAAGCTGCTGCCGGACAACACCAATGAGTTCACGGGCGCACTGTCCCCGGCTCAGTGGTATCTGCTGACCGAGAACAAGGACCTGATCGACCGCGACATCAACCCGGAATCGAACGGCTCCTACGGCCAGGCGACCATCGCCTCCATCGCCCGCATCCCGCTGGTGAAGATCAACTCGATGCCGAAGGCCAACGAGACCTCGGCCGCGAAGGTGCTGTCGAAGTACCGCGGTGACTACAGCAACACCGTGGGCGTGATCTTCCATCGCTCGGCGGTGGGCACGCTCAAGCTGCTGGACCTGGCCCTGGAAGACGTTTACCAGGGCGAGAAGCAGGGCACCCTGATGCTGGCGAAGTACGCGCTGGGCCACGGTGAACTCGACCCGCGTGGTGCCATCGAGCTGTCGAAGGCCTAACCCGCAATACGCCCGCCACGCCTCTGCACGTAAGCGCAAATCGGCGGGCCTTCTCTCTCCACCTACGGGGGACATCCATTCACGGGTGTCCCCCGTTTTTTTGCCCGGAACCTACCCACATGGCAATGGAACTTACCCCGACGACCACTCTGGAGGCCGTCAACGAAATGCTCGGCGCAATCGGAGAAACCCCGATCAGCGACCTGGAAGCACTCGGCAACGTGGACGCGTCCATCGCCTTCGATACCCTCCGCGCTGTCAGCCGTGAGGTGCAGACGAAGGGCTGGTGGTTCAACGAGCAGGACACCTACACGTTCACCCTGGACGCCGAGGGACGCGTACTGCCGCCCGCGTCAATCCTCAAGATGACCCCGGTCCGCGGCGGCACCCCTCTGGTGGTCCGAGGAACCCGCGTCATCAACCCCCGCACTGGCGAGGACAAATTCTCAGCGGCACCGACCGCCACCAACATCGTGTGGCATCTGGACTTCGAGGACCTTCCCGAGTCCGCCCGCCGCTACATCGCAATCCGCGCAGCTCGAATCTTCCAGACCAAGCAGCTCGGCAGTGACCAGCTCTACGTCTTCAACGAAGACCATGAGCGGGAAGCATTCGAGATTTTCGGGCTTGAACACGCCGACTTCGTCTACGCGCGCGGCCACAACTTCCTGTCCGGCTCGTCGGACGTTTCTGACATTTGGGACGTCTAATGCCTCTGGTCTCCGGAACCTATCCGACCTTCCTTGGCGGCACCTCGCAACAGGACGACACCGTCCGGTCGCCATCACAGCTCTCCGAGGCGGTCAACGCTTGGATGCACGCGGCAATGGGCGCGGGCAAGCGCCCGCCAGCGGAATTCGTGGGCAACCTGCGCGCCGACCTCAATCCCGATTCACACTTCCACTCCATCGTCCGCGACGACACCGAGCGCTACATCGTGGTCGTCGGCCATCGCTCGGTTCGAGTGTTTGACCATGAGACGGCCTACGAATACACCGTGAACGTCACAGGGGCCGCACTGGACTATCTGGACACCCAGGGCCAGCGCCCGTGGTCGGTGTTCTCCACCTGCACCTACGCCGACACCACCTTCATCGTGAACCGTCTGGTGTCGGTGAAGCTGTCGGACGAACTGTCGCCCGGCACCTTGGTCGGCTCCGTGCAGACGATGTCCGACCTGCCGAGCGGCAAGGACGCAGCGATGGTGCCGACAGGTGCTATCTACAACGTCATTGGCTCCGATCTCTCGGAGTTCGACGACTACTACGTCCAGAAGCAGTCGGAGAAGGTCTACCTCGAAGTAGCCAAGCCCGGCATCAAACACCGCTTCGACTCGAAGACGATGCCGCTGATCCTCAAGCGCATCCCCGACCCCATCCACGCGGACGGCTTCTGGTTCTCGCTCGGTGCCCCCGAGTGGACCGCGCGCCTCTCCGGCGATGAAGACTCGAACCCGCCGCCGTCCTTGGACGGCCAGCGCATCCGCGACGTCTTCCTTCATCGGGAGCGCCTGGGTTTCCTCTCCACTGAGAACGTGCTGCTGTCCGAGGTCACCGACCCGTACAACCTCTGGCGGACGTCGGTCACCCAGGTCCTCGACAGCGACCCCATCGACACCGCGGTCGTGACCAATGGCGTGACCACGCTCTACCACGCGGTGCCCTTCAAGTCGTCGCTGTTCCTGGCGGCGGCAGGCGGCCAGCACATGCTCACTGCCGAACCGTACATGGCATCCAAGTACGTCAAGTCCGACCCGGTCAATTCCTACAGCTCCTCCCCCTGGGTGAAGCCGAGGCTGATGGGCGAGTCTCTGTACTCCGTCGATGACGAAGGCAAGTACGCCACGATCCGCGAATACTTCATGGACGACACCGAGGTTACCGGCGACGCCGCCGACGTGACAGCGCATGTTCCCCGCTACATTCCCGGCCGCATCCGCGCGCTCGCAACCGGCGACCAGGCCGATGCTGTGTTCGTGGCGCTGGACAATCCCCGCGAATCGCAGGTGTACGCCTACTTCGTGCGATGGGCTGGCGACGAGAAGCAGCAGTCCTCTTGGACTCGCTGGACGATCTCGGGTGTTGGCCGTGTGGTCCACATGCACTGCATTGCGGACACCCTGTACGTGGTGGCCGCCTCACCCGCGGGCGGCTGCGAGCTGCTGCGGTTCAACCTGGCGCTGAATCAGGAAGATTCCGACGTCACGGCCGACTACACCTACCTGATGGACCGCATGACGGTGGTGCAGCCTTCCTACCAAGCCTTCGGTAATCAGACCTGGATCGACCTACCCTTCATCGCTGATGAGGGTATGGCCGTCACCGTCCTCAAGACGGACGATTGGGAAGACCCTGGTGCATACCTGGAGCTGCCCGCAAGTACAGCTTGGGCGAATGGCGGTACACGACTGGTGCTGCCTGGCAACCACGCGCAGGGCCGCGTCGTCGTCGGCATGGACTACGAGCATAGGCTGACGCTGACCCGGCCGCTTATGCGCTCCGAGGACAAGCAGGCCGTGCTGATCGGCCGCCTCCAGGTGCGCGACATCGAAGTCGCATACAAGGATGCGGCCTACTTCGAGGTCGAGGTCGAGAGCAAGGGCACCGGCCGCCGCGAGACCTTCCTGGCTGCGCATAGCGGTGCATACACCGCCCGCGTCCTCAACGACTCGGCGTTCCGCACCTCGTCCCCCACGTTCCACTCCGGTTCGCGGCGCTTCCCCGTGCTGTCCAACGCGGAAGCCTGCCGCATCCACCTTGTCAACCGTCTGCCGTTCCAGTGCTGGTTCCAGTCTGCACAGTGGCGCGGCATGTTTGTCACTCGAAGCCGCCTATGACCCTGACCTATCGACGCCCCACTTCCGACGACATCGCCTTCGTCGCTGACCATATGCGACAGGACGACGTCCTGGAGGTGGCGGCGTCGCATGGGCACACCCCTCTCCAGGCGCTCGTATACGCCATCACCGAGAGCGACCGCTGCTACGCGGCGGTCCACGACGGCGTCGTGCTGTGTATCTTCGGGTACGCCCGTTTCGACGGCGCTGCCGGTGTGTGGCTGCTGGGCACCGACCACCTGGTATCCGCCAAGTCCCGCCGTGTCTTTCTCAGGGAGACGCTGCGCATCACCGACCGGTGGGCGGGCAAGTTCACCTTCCTCTTCAACTTCGTCGATGCGCAGGCTGCGACGACCCTGCGCTGGCTCCGCTGGCTGGGGTTCCGCGAGGTCTGCACGTTCGACGAGTTCGGTGCCGCCAAGGTGCCGTTCGTCCTCGTGGAGAAACACGCATGTGTAACCCGGTAGCCGTGCAGATCGGCATCGCCGCTGTCGGCGCGATGACGACCATGTACCAGACCAACCAGAACAACAAGGCCACCGAGGAGCTGGCCCAGCGACAGCAGGATCAGGTCAATGATGCTGCTGCCGAGAAGACGCAAGCTCGCATGGAAGAAGCACGCGCCATGCGCGCTTCCTTCCGCGCCGCTGCTGCCGAGTCCGCCGTGTCAGGCAACTCGGTCTCGATCATCGCAAACGACATCATGGGCCAGGCTGGCCGTGACATCGCCCTCATCGACAAGAACCGCCGCAACGGAATCATCGCCTCTGGCGAGGAGAGCCGTGCGCGCGTCCGATCCAATAACGCCGAGGCCCTTGGCGGTGTCGCCCAGGCAGGCATGAGCGCCTACGGGAACATCGCCGACTACAAGCGCCTATCCATCCCTGACGGAGATTAAGCATGGCCCGTGGCCGCTCACAGATCACCCGGCGCACCGACGTCGTCGGGCGTAACAGCGAAGCACCCGCGCTTGCCGTCCAGACGGACCTTGGCGTAGCACGTGGTGCTGGTGCGCTCACCGGCACCGCCGCGGCCGTCCTCGGACGGGTAGCCAATATGGCTGGCCGCCAAGCCGCGCTCGGCGCGCAGAAGAAGGCCAAGGAAGACACCACGGCGGGCCAGTCGGCTCGCATGGAAGAAGACCTGGCTGGAACCCCTCGCCAAGCGGCGGAGGCCTTGGCCGCTCAGTCCGAACCCTGGCGGCGCGGATACCTCAAGACTGATGGTGCGCTGCGCATCCGCGACTGGCAGGTCGAGGCGAGTAAGCAGCTCGCCAAGGCCGAGCCGGGTTCCGACATCGAGCCTACCCTCCGCGCCTCCTTGGGCGAGCTGCTGGCTGCGCCCGAGTTCCAAGACCCCCAGGTCAAGCAAGCCCTGCTTCCTGCGGTGGGCCGTGCGGCCGATGCTGTCCGCCTCAAGTGGACCGAGGATTCCGTTAAGGAGACCTTTGCCCGCCAGGAGGAGTCGCTGACCGTCATTGCCCGCGAGGGCATGAAGGACGGCTCCCTGCTGGCAGAGGGCGGCATGAAGGCCCTGTACCAGAACCTCGACTCCGAAGAGTTCGCCTACCTCAACCGCGACGACGTGGATGCCATTGTGGCTCGCGCCGCCGTGGACCTGCTTGCGTCCGGCGAACGCGACCCGGCCGACATCGTGGGCTTCTTCGAGAAGCCGCGTGACGACGGCTCTCCGGGCCTGATGAACAGCCCCAAGTATCAGGATGACCTACAACGCGCAGCCGCCGCTGGCGCAACCGTCATCAAGAAGCGCCAGGACGAAGCCCGCGACCAGGCAATGGCCGAGGCCGAGTGGTCCCTCCAGGACCTCGCGGACAAGGGCCGCCTGACGCACAAAGCCATCGACGGGTACGCCGAGAAGTTCGGGCTGTCAGGCGGCGAGCTGATGCAGTTCCGGCGTCATTGGAACACCCAGCAGGAGCAGACGCTCCGCCGCTGGGAGTCCGAGGCGAAGGAGCGCAACAAGGACGCAGCCCTCCGCGCGGCTATCGCAAGCGGCAATGCCTACTCGTTCTCCGACTCGGAGATTCGGAAGGCCGCAGGCAAGGAATGGGACGCGACCCCGCAAGCACAACGCGGGGCGCTGATCCGCAAGTACGCCAACCTCGGCGTGCCTATCCCGCAGCTCTCCGCGATTCTCGACCGCGCCACTCCGAGCAACAAGCAAGCGTTCGAGGCTGCGACCACGCTGTACTCGCAGCTCCGCACGTTCGACCCGGTGTACGCCTCTCGCGTCGCTTCGGGCGACTCTGCTGGAATCCTGGAAGCCCACTACCGGAACACACGGGACATCGGCCTGTCGTTCGAGCAATCGGTCCAGACCTTCGGTCAGGGCAAGCGCCAGGCAGAGGAAGCCCGCCAGGTTGTCAGCGACGCCTGGAAGGACAAGATCAAGGAGTACCTAGAGACCGCCGATGGTCACCAGCGCAACCCCCGAGAAATCCTTCGCATCCGCGAGGAGGCCGAACGATTCGCTGCAATGAACTCGGGCGTGACCGGCGAGGACGCCATCCGTGCCGCAGTGGGTCGCCTCGACTCGCAGCACACGGTGGTCAACAACGCTCGCGTTCCGAACATCGGTATGCCCAAGGGTGCCGAGAAGGCGACCGAGGTGCTGCTGGGCAGCGTTGCGAAGAAGCTGGACCTGGACGTAGACGACCTCCGCGTTGTCCCGAATCCGCGTAACCCCGCTCAGTGGCAGGTGGTCGGCAAGGATGGCTACCCGCTGACCGATCCGGACACCAAGCGTGCCATCGGGTTCTCCCCGGCAATGATCGCCTCCGGGCACAAGCGCTGGGAGGGTGACCTGGCCGAATACCGCGCTCGGCACGCCGTCGAGCAACGCCAGGCGGCGGAGGCAGGCTCCTTCGCTAACACCGCCCGCCGTCTGCGCCAGCAGCGCTCCACCAGCAGCGACCAGCCAGTGCCCGCCGTGATCGCCCGACCGGGCCTCCCCGCGGCCGCAGTAGAGCAACAGAAGCCGCTGTGGAAAGCCCCCGCGCTGGACGACCTGAGCAAGACGCTCGGAACCCCCGCCCCTACCAACGCAACCCCAGCAGTCCCCGAGGACTTCCTGGAGTACCTGACGAGGAAATAACCCGCATGTTCGAGAACCTTCCTGGCGCTGACGAGACCAAGCTCGCGCCTGTGCGCCAACAGTCCGCCGTGGACGCCGTCCGCGAGAACAAAGCAGCCCGAGAGGAGGCGCAGCGCCGGAAGGACCAGACAACCGTGTGGGATGGTATCGGTGCCGCGCAGGTCAAAGGCGGCATCGGCTTCATCGACCGTTTCGTTACCTCCCTCGGCTTCGAGCCGACCCCGGACTACCGCATCCCCAACGATGCGCGGAAACGCTGGGAGACCTTGGGCCTTCGTCCCGAGCAGTGGGAGCTGTTCGGCAAGGCTACCTCCGACGAGCATCTGAGCTATCTGGAGAGCATCGCCTTCCAGAACCAGATGGCGGACGAAGACCTGGCGCAGTTTGGCCTCGGTGGCAACATCGCCCTCGGCCTCACTGACCCTGTCGCCACCGGTATCGACCTTGCGTCAGGTGGTCTCGGCTATGCCGCCAAGGCGGGACGCATCGCCAACATGGCCCGCTCCGGTCTCCAGGCAGCAGCCGTCACCACGGTGGTCCAAGGCGCATCCATGCAGTACGACCCGTCCCAGCACCTCGAAGACCTGGCGCTCAACGCCGCTACGTCCTTCGCGTTCGCTGGTGCGCTGGGTGCGCGGCGAGGTGCGCTGTATGACGGAGACGTCGATCCAGCCCGTGTTAAGGAGCTGGCAACCGGCACCTTCGGCAAGGACTCTCTATCCGCCGCCCGCGTCCCCAACCTCCCGGAAGACCGCACCCCCGGTATCTCCCCGCTCCGCGAGGGAACCGACCGCGAGGTAGAGTTCGCTGACAAAGCGCTCACCAACGCGCACATCACCCCTGCCTACGCCAACATCCGCCGCGACCTGGCGGCGCGCATGGGTAAGGCCAAGTCCACGCTGGTCCGCGAGGCGGGCCGCGGCCTGTTCCGCGACGGCGTCGGCTACACCGATCGCTCCATCGCCGTGCAGGAATCTGCCACCGAGTTCTCCAAGCGCCACCTCGGCACCCTGGAGACCGAATGGCGCGGCACCTCCAACGCGGCATGGGCGGACTTCAAGGACCGCACCGGCACTCATTGGTGGAACTACGGCGCTCGCCGTCAGTTCAACGAGGAGATCGGACGTGCGGTCCGTGGCGACACCGACGTCTCCCCCGAGGCCATCAAGGCCGCCCAAGGCGTCCGCCAGACGATGCGCGACGCGCTCAAGCTCGCGCAGGAATCCGGCCTCGACGGCTTCGACAACATCCGGAACAATCCCAACTACCTGCCGCGCTACTGGAGCGAGAAGGGCTTTCAATCCCTCTTCGGCGAGAAGGGCCTGACGTTCGATCAGGTCCGCGACGGGCTGGTCAAGCCCGCCATGCGCAAGGCATGGGCGGCCCTCGCTGACGAGGGCGATGAGATCGACGATGAGCTGCTGTCCGCAGTTTCCAATAGCTACCTCAAGCGCGCTCAGGCGAACTTCGAGGGGGACGGTGGGGCACTGCTGGTGCGACCCCTCGATTCCGACTCGGTCGAAGAGATCGAGAAGATGCTGGCGGAAGCTGGTGTCGCGCCTGTCCGGATGCAGGAAATCATGGGCAACCTCGAACGCAAGACCTACGAGGCTAGCAAGCTCGCCCGCGCGAAGCAGCGAATCGACCTAGACGAGAACTTCTCCACCACGTTGACCAACGAGGCAGGCGAGACTATCCAGGTGAAGATGAGCGACCTTTTCGACAATGACGTCGAGTCGGTCATGGCCCGGTATCTCCGCGAGGTGACCGGCTGGTCCGCCCTGTCGTCGAAGCTCAACGTCCGCAATCGGGCACAGCTCGACCGCTTCCAGTCCAACCTCAAGCTCGACGCCAAGCGCGCCGGGGATGACGTGAAGGACCTGGAGCGAATGGTGGACATCGGCATCAAATCCACCTTCGGCCGATCCACTGAACTCGATCCGGCGTCCAAGGGGTCGCGCTATGCGCGTGCCCTCCGCAACTGGAACTTCTCCCGCGTGATGAACCAGGTCGGCTTCTCGCTGTTCGCGGAACTCGGCCCCACCATCGCCCACGCAGGCGTGCGGAACTTCGTTGACTCCACGCTGGCGGCCAAGGAATTCCTGATCCGCGGTGCGGACGGGAAGCTCACCTCGAAAGAGGCCCGCGTGATGGAGTCGCTGTTCGCACCCGGCACCGACTGGCTGCGCAACCCTCCCTTCATGCGGATGGACGACGACGCCCTCGCTCCTCCAACGTTCGGTAACAACCGGTTCGGGGTCGGCTTCGACAACGCACTTAACGGTGCCTCCCATGTCACCTCGGTGATGTCAGGGATGGCTCCCGTGAACACCATGCTCCAGCGAATCGCTGGACGGGCCACGATGCTGCGGATGCTTGATATGGCGAACGCCAAGAAGCTGAGTACCGCCGAGGTGGCACGTCTGCGGTCCTGGGGTCTCGACGAGAAGGCACAGGCCGACCTGTTCGGCTACCTCAAAGGCAAGCGCAAGATCGACCAGATCGACCCGAATGCGGTCTCGTTCGAGACCAGGGAGCGCATGGCTGCGTTCCTGTTCCGCGTCTCGCGCCATCAATTTCTCGAAGGCGACGCATCTGACTCCATCGAGCTGATGCACTCGACCGTAGGGCGCTTGGTCACGCAGTTCCGCAGCTTCATGGTCAACAGCTACACGCGACACTTCCTCAACTCATTCCACCACTACGACGACTGGCGAACCTACATGATGGTCACGCTGTCGGCCTCGGCGGCTGGTATGGGCTGGGCAGCGCGCACGTACATCAACACCATCGGCAACGAGGAGCAGCGTAAGAAGCAGCTCACCACCGCCAACTTCTACAAGAACAGCATCGCCCAATCGAGCTGGTCAACGGCGATCCCGTCGATCACCGACTTCGTGTGGGCCGACACGCTCGGCAACGACCCGATTTTCTCCAACAACCGTTCGACCGGCTTGTCTAACGGAATCATGGGCATCCCCACGCTCGACCTGGCAAACCGCGTCTACGGCTCCAGCCGAATGATCGGTGCTGCCATCAAGGACGACGAGCAGATCACGGAGAAGCAGATGCAGGACTTCTGGAAGATTTGGGCCTTCAACAACATGACAGGCGCACGCAACCTCGCCGACTACGCGATCAGGGAGAACTTCCCCGACCGCAAGGACGGCACCGACAAGTAACACCACCCGAGGCCCCGAAAGGGGCCTCGCCCTTTTCTGAGGATTCGATGCAAGAGCAAGCACGCGGACTGTCGTTCGTCCGGTTCGAGATCGGACCTGGCGACGCGCTCCGGCTGAACGTCCCGTTCCCCTTCATTGACCGCGACCACGTGCGCGCGTTCGTGGGGAAGGAGGACGCTGAACGTCAGGTCTCGATGACCTGGCTTGACGCAACCACCGTAGAGCTGCCGTCCCAGGACGGAATCCTGGACGCACCTTTCGTTGTCCTGCTGCGTCGATTCACCCCCATCGGTTCCCCGCTGATCTCCTACAAGGATGGCGCGAACCTTCCGGCACGAGACCTCAACAAGTCCATCCGCCAACTGCTTTACGCCCACCAGGAATCCGCCGAATTCGGCACCGGGGGCAACGGCGGCGGCGGTAATGGCGGAGGCCCCGGCACCGGCAATCCCGACATCAACGTCATCATCGACGGCGTCATGCGGTCCCCTGCACTCCAGGACCTCCTGACCCGCATCGACCTGATTGATATGAACGCCGAGGTGGTCCTGGAGGAAATCCTCCGTGCCCATGAGGCCAACCGGATCGACCTCGAATACTTCGAGACCCGGCGCGACTTCCACGACGTGAAGCGCGACTACGGCGACAAGATCAGTACCGCTTACACCCGCATCGAGCTGGTGGAGGAGGCCGCGCAGGTCATCGCCCGCGAGACCACGGAACTGTTCGCCCGCTTTAAGCAGGCAGGCGTGGATAACGCCGCTCGCTTCTTGGAAGTCAACGAGGCCATCGCTGACGCGAACAAGGCCATCGTCACGGCGACCACCGAGCTGCACGCGCAGATCGGCAATGGCGACAGTGCCGTCTCCGCCGCGCTCAACCAGCGGATTGACTTGGTCAAGGCCACTACCGATGAAGCTATCTCGGAATCGGCCCGCCTGCTGGGTGTCCAGATGGGCGAGAACCGAGCGCAGATCGAGCAGAAGCTCCAGGCTCAGGCTGACAAGACGTCGGCATCGTTCACCTCGGTTGACAACAAGCTGGCGCAGGTCGAGGGCAACTTCGCCCAAGAGATCAACGAGGTCAACGGCCGCGTCGATGCGACGAACGCCGACGTGACCCGCGTCTCCGGGCAGCTCGCTCAGGTGGGCAAGGACCTCGCCGCCGACATCACTAAGGTCAACACCCGCGTTGACCAGACAGGATCTTCCGTAGAGGCCCTACGGACCACCACGGCGCAATGGCAAGGCAACATGGCCGAGACGGTCACCGCGCTGCGGCAGAAGGCCGATGCCACCCAGGCCAGCCTGGAGAACACGCAGACTACCGTGACGAAGCACGGCGAGAACATCGCCGCGACCGAGCAGACCCTCCAGTCGAACGTCACCGCGACCGGGGCGAACACTTCCTTCCGCACCGCCCTTGCGGCCCGCTTCGGCACGGACGTGGGCAAAGGCATCCAGCAGGAGATCGACAAGACCGAATCTGACGTCACTGCTGCGGTAGACACAAAGATCGCCGCCGAGGCATCCGCCCGCGGCGCGCTGGCTTCCCAACTCACCACCCTCCAGACGACCACGGCTCCTACCTACTTCGGGGCCTCCGCGCCTGCCGCCCCTACTGGCGGCTTCAAGGTGCCGTCGTTTTGGGTGAAGACCGGCCAGACCGGTGCATACCTGACTTATATGTGGGATGGCTCGTCCTGGAGGAAGGCCGACATCGACGCTGCGTCCCCAACCGGGGCGCTGGTGCAGCAGCTCCAGTCAACAAAGATCGACGCCGCACAGGCCCAGGCCATCGCAAGCACCCAGGTGCAGGCATTCAAGGATGGCGCGTTCGCCACGCTCCAGCAGAACTTCTCGGTCGTCGCGGGCGAGCATTCCGGCATGTACGGCCAGTGGCAGGCGAACTACTCGGTCAAGATCAACGCGGGCACCGTCAACGGCGTGCCTGTGGTCGCTGGCATCGCCCTGTCAGCCAATCCTCAGACGGGCAGCGACTTCATCGTCTCTGCCGACCGGTTCGCCTTTGTCCACCCGCAGTACACCCAGGGCGGCAACTTGGCGAGCGTGAAGTACCCCTTCGTGATCGGCAGCGTCGGCGGCCAGTCCACCGTGGGCATCCAAGGTGCGCTGGTGGTGGACGGGACGATCACCGCAGACAAGATCAGGGTGAACAACCTGTCGGCCCTCACGGCCAACGCAGGCACGATCAACGGCGGCACCTTCAAGACCCACACCCTCGACGGTAACGGCAATGTCGTGAACGCCAATGAGTTCCGCGCCGAAATGTCCAACATCGGCGACTTCCCGCTGTGGGTCGGCTCAGGCGGCAAGGACGGCAACAACGCCGTCTTCTATGTGGACCGGGGTGGCGGCGCGAAGTTCGCTGGACGGGTCAACGCCCCGAACGTCGTGGGCCAGTTCCAGTCCGCGACCGGTATTAGCTGGGGAGGCGCGACGAGCCTGTGTTACCGCTCGGGCAACAACTTCCTCGCCACGGGCGATTGGGTTCAGATTCACTCCTGGACGCTCGGCGCGCCGGTCCTGGCGGGCGAGGGCCACACACCCTCGGTCTCCGTGACCGTAACGGCGAACCGCCTGATCTACGGCCTCCACGTGATCCTGGAGGAGCTGCGGGATTCTTATTGGGCAGTCATTGCCTCCTACGAACCCGCCCTCTACCACTCACTGATCTCAGTGATGGACGGCACCGGTAACAGCTTCACCCACGCCGACTACTACACCTACGACAAGACCGTAACCCTGTCCGCCTCCGGCGCATGGACGGGTAGCGCGCGGCAGTTCCGCGTCCGCGCTCGTGCAACCCCTGGATACCCCCAGGTCCACGGGTACGACGCCGCCAGCTACCCCGACTTCCAGATCGTCGGCGTGAGCGGCTTCGCTTTCGGCATTCGATAAACCACCCTTCAAGGAACCCTCTACCGCATGAGTACCACTCCCGGCTACGTCTCCAACTCCGACCTGGCCCAGCGCCTGTCGAAAGTCGTTGACCGCTGGAACACCCGCGAGAATCAGATGATCTCGCTGCTGACGCAGGAAGAAGGAACCGTCGTTGTGACGGACGGCCTCGGCGTCAACCACACCCTGCCGTCCTTCCCGCAGCTCCAGAAGGAGGTCAAGGGGATGACCGATGACCTGACTGGCTCGGTTGCCCAGGTGCGCGAGATCGCAACCTTGGTGACCGGCCTGTCGGTAGACGCCCGCAACTCGGCCAATGACGCAGCGGACTCTGCGGAGGAAGCAGCCGCTACCGCCGATTCCATCCGCGACATCGAGACGACCACCACGTCCCATCGGGATGCTGCGGCGGCCTCGGCGGCTGCGGCGGAGACGTCGGCCGGGCGGTCGTCGGTTTCGGCGACGAACGCTGCGTCGTCTGCGGGCCAGGCTGCAACCTCGGCCACCGCTGCGGCTGGCTCTGCCACTGCGGCCAATACCTCGAAGACGGCGGCAGCGACCTCGGCCACCAGCGCCAACACGGCGAAGACCGGGGCGGAGACCGCACGCACTGCGGCCCAGGCCGCTCAGACGGCGGCGGAGACCGCCTTGGCGTCTGCGCGCACGGTGCTGGGCGAGACCACCGACGTGGCCGATCTTGTGGAGGCCGATGCTGCTGCCGCTGCCGCTTCGGCGACCGCTGCTGCTGGCTCTGCCTCCACGGCAGCAACCCAAGCCACCAACGCAAAGAACAGCGCGACTACCGCCAGCACCAAGGCGAGCGAGGCGTCTGGCTCGGCGACTACGGCCGCGGGCCACGCTTCCGCCGCGTCTGGATCGGCTGCTGCTGCGTCCACCTCGGCACAGACGGCGTCGTCGGCGAAGACCGCAGCCGAGGCCGCGCGCGACAAGGCAAACCTCTACGCCAACGCCCCGGCTGGCACCGAGGTCTCGTCAGGTGAATTCTCGGCGAAGCATTGGGCCACCCAGGCTCAGGCGGCCGCTACGGGTTCCCTGATCTACATGGGGTCGTGGGACGCCAGCACTGGCAAGTACCCGGCGAACCCGGTCAAGGGCCACTTCTACAAAGTGATCGGCGAAGGCACGATCAGCGGAATCCACTGGCGCGTCGGTGACCAAGCACTCTATGGCGTCTCGTGGGAGAAGATCGACAACACCGATCAGGTGTCCAGCGTCGCCGGTAAGCAAGGCGACGTGACGCTCGTGGCTGGCGACATCGGCGGCCTGGGCGCGCTGGCGACCCGAAACGACGTGGACTTCAACACCCAGGTGACGGGCAAACCCTCCACCTACCCGGCTTCCACCCACACGCACACCAAGGCGCAGGTCGGGCTGGACAAGGTGGACAACACCGCCGACTTGGCGAAGCCGGTCAGTACGGCCACCCAAGCCGCGCTGGACGGTAAGGCCAACACCTCGCACACCCATACCATCGCCAACGTCACAAACCTCCAGACCGAACTCGACTCGAAGGTCCTCCTGACGTCGGGTGCAGATTGGCAGGCGGGGGTTAAGGACATCGCGGTGTATCGTGCTGGCGTGGCTCAGAACGGTCTGCCCGGCCCCTTCTCCCTGGCAGTTTCTCTTCCGTCCCCGGACAGCGCCACGGGCATCGCCCTCGGTGCCTATTACGGAGCGCAGCAGAAGTTCTACCTACGCTCCCGTAACGACACGAAGGACACAACGGCGTCCGGGCGCTGGAAGGATTGGGTAGAGGTGTGGCATAGCGCCAACTTCGACCCCGCCAGCAAAGCTGATGCGACCCACACGCACGCCGTAGCGGACCTCGCGGACACCACGATCAGCTCTCCGTCGAATGGGCAGGTCCTCAAATACGACAGCACCAGCGGCAAGTGGACCAATCAGGCCGACGCCAACTCGACCTACTCGGTGGTGTCCTCGGCTGAACTCCAGGCGGGTACTGCTACCACCGCGCGGCTGCTTTCTGCCTCGGTCCTCAAAGGCTGGGGTGACTGGCGGCTAAGTGGCTTCGTCAAGACGGCCGACGCTCAAACCCTCACTCCAAACGCGGGTGGCCTGCTGCCCTTGGTGTCTGGTGGCGACATTGACGCCATCACCACCTCGACTGCGGCGCTCTACAACCAATCGCCCACGGGTGGCCCGAACACCGGCGACGCCACGGTCCTGACTTGGAAGTATCAGTCCGGAACCGGTCTGCAACTTCTGTCAAACCACGGCACCTCCAACAAGCTGTTCTATCGCACCTGCGCAACGACCACAAACGCCCCTTGGCGCGAGCTGGCGACACTCGAAGGTACGAACACCTGGGCCGGTAAGCAGCACTATTCTCTAGGCTTTAGCGTCGGGAACGACCAGGTAATCGACCTGGGCGCTGGTGCTGTAGTCCGCTCGCCTTCAACTGGCGCGCTTGTCATCGCCGCAGGCGAAGAGTCCATCTACCTGCGTCCGGGCGGTAACACCGCAACGTCATCGCAGGCCGTCCTCAAGCCGGACGGGAGCTTCACCGCCGCTCAGTTCGTCGGACCGCTGCAAGGCACGGCAACCGCTGCAAACTCCTCGGCCACGCTGACCACCGCTCGGACCATCAATGGCACGTCATTCAACGGCTCGGCGAACATCACCACCGCGAATTGGGGCACCGCCCGCAACCTGACCATCGGCTCGACTGCGAAGTCGGTCAACGGCTCGGCGAACGTGGCGTGGACTCTGGCGGAGATCGGTGCTGCGGCAGCGTCGCACTCGCACGCCATCGCCGACGTGAGCGGTCTCCAGGCGGCCCTGGACGCTAAGGCCGGGACTGCCGGCGCAACTTTCTCGGGACAGGTCGTCCTTGGTAACGCTTCCCCCCTCCGACTCACCGGAATGGGCGCGGCAGGCGCGGTGTACCTGCATGGCACCAACGGTGCTGGCGACGACATTGCCAGTATCACGCGCAACAACGCCAACAGCTCGTACAACCTCCAGTGGAACGGGGCCGCATACGTCACCTCCCGCCTGACCGTGGGTGACCAGCTCTACCTCAACGGTGGCTGGTTCCGCTCGCAGCAGTCCGGCACCGGCTGGTATCACGAAGCCCACGGCGGCGGCTGGATGATGCAGGACAATACGTACATCCGCACCTACGGCGGGAAGCGTGTACTGATTGCCGGTGGTGGCGGCAGCGAAGGCGACTTGAGGCTGGAAAGCTATTCGCCGACGATCAGCTTCTACGATACGGACGGCGGGACGACGCACTGGCTGCACTGCAACGACAACAACATGGGCTTCCTCGCCAGCAACGCCTTCTCCTGGTGTGCCTACCGCGACGGAAACAACAACTGGATCACCACCGGTAACATCGTCGCGTATGCGTCCGATGCTCGCCTCAAGAAGAACATCGTGGACGCTTCGGCGACCAAGGTGACCGACTTCTTCGACCGGTTCCGCGTCCGCGAGTTCGACTGGAACCCCGAGGCAATCGCCGAGCTGAACCCCACGTTCAATCCGGCGTCGGAGCATGAGATCGGCGGCATCGCGCAGGAAGCCGAGGACGTCTACTCGCTGATGGTCGCAACGCACGCCAACGGCATCAAGACGATCCAGTGGGAGAAGGCCGTGCCGCTGCTGATCGCCGAAGTGCAGTCACTGCGCAAGCGACTCGCCGTTGTTGAGGGAGGTGCCTGATGGCCCTCCCTGGCTCCGGTCCGATCTCCTGGGAAATGATCCGTGCCGAGTTCGGTGGCGGGTATCCGATTTACATGGACCAATATTACCGGGGCCGAGGTTTGGTCCCGGACGTCCCTGCGAACTACGGCGTTCCCACAAGCGGCGCGATCTACGCCTCGCAGTTCTATGGCGCAGTGAAGGCAACCCCCTTCCAGGCGTCACTGTCGCCGAGCTGGCTGTCCGGCCAGTGGGCGCAATCGACCAACGGGACCGTCAGTCGCGGGTACTCCGTGAACTGTTCGGGAGGCACGGGCAACTACTCAGTCGTATCGCGCACCGTAACGGGCAGCGCAACGCACAGCGGCAGTGGCCTTAGCGGCACCGTCAGCGCAACCGGACGCAACACCTCCAGGAGCGGCACGTTCACCGTCGTCGTCTCTGATGGCGTCAATCAGATCACCCTCACGGGCAACTACGACTACAGCTTCGGCACTCCGCTGTAATCCACCACTACACACAAGAGACCTATGCACGATGAAGTGAAGCTGGTCGGTGCCCTCGCGGGCGCTGGCCTCATCGTGGGCATCGCCAAGATGCTCACCTCGAACGAACCGCTGACCTGGAAGCAGGCTTGCGGTCGCGCAGTTCTGTCTGGTGCTACCGGCGTAGCCGCTGGTGCCATTGTCATTCTGATCCCCGGCGTTTCCTTCGTCGCCCAGGTTGCACTCGCGTGCATCCTGTCATCCCTGGGTGCCTCCGCCCTGGAGGCCCTGTTCAACCGCGTGGTGTCCAAGTGAGCCGCGCCGCGTCCATCGACAAGATCGCCGCAGTCCACTCGAAGCTGGCCGAGGTGTTCGAGGAAGCTCTCGACAACATCGACCCCAACGAGAAAGGCGCTGCGGCGCTGCTGAACGTCATCCGTCAGTTCGTCAAGGACAACGACGTGTCCGCCGTCGCGGTCCCTGGCTCGCCCATGGGTCGAGTGGCGGACCGGATGACGCAGTACCCGTTCGATCCCGCCCAGGATGGCCGACTGAACTAAGTGGAGGGCATTACCAGCCTTCACGTTCGTCATCCGTTCGAGGACTTCCGCAACTTCGCCTGGTACGTCTGGAAGGAGCTGGGCCTCCCCACGCCCACTCCTATCCAGTACGACATCTGTGAGTACCTGCAATCCGGGCCGCGCCGTCGAATCATCATGGCGTATCGCGGCGTCGGGAAGTCCTGGGTAACGGCGGCCTACGTCTGCTGGCTTCTCTGGAAGAATCCCCAGCACAAGATCATGGTGGTCTCTGCGAGCAAGGAGCGCGCTGACTCGTTCTCCGTGTTCGTCAAGCGCCTCATCGAGACGCTGCCCGAGCTGCATCACCTCAAGCCTCGCGGCGATCAGCGCAACTCCAACCTTGCATTCGACGTCGGCCCGGCGCTGCCCGATCAGTCCCCCTCGGTGAAATCCGTGGGCATCACGGGGCAGCTCACCGGCTCCCGTGCGGACACCATCGTCGCCGACGACGTCGAGGTTCCGAAGAACTCTCTCACCATCGTGCAGCGAGAGAAGCTGGGCGAACTCATCAAGGAGTTCGACGCAGTCCTCAAGCCCGGTGGCGAAGTGGTCTACCTGGGCACCCCGCAGACCGAAGAGTCGATCTACAACAAGCTGCCCGAGCGCGGCTACGCGATCCGCATCTGGCCCGCTCGGTTCCCCAAGGATGCCAAGCATCGTGCCACCTACGGCGACCGCCTGGCTCCGCTGTTGGCCGACTTGTTTGACGCTGATCCCAAGCGCCTCGCCTGGAAGAACGCGGAGTCCGTCCGGTTCTCCGATGAGGACCTGCTGGAGCGAGAGGCCTCCTATGGTCGCTCCGGCTTCATGCTCCAGTTCATGCTGGACACCACCCTGTCGGACAGCGAGCGCTACCCGCTCAAGCTCTCCGACCTGCTGGTCATGGACATCGACCGCGAGGTCGCCCCGGTCCGCACTGTGTGGTCCTCGGGCAACGAGTACGCTCTGGACATCCCCTCGGTCGGGTTCACTGGCGACCGCCTGTACCGCCCCATGTACGTCGCTCCGGATATGGAGGAGTTCACGGGCAAGGTCATGGCAATCGACCCGTCCGGCCGTGGTGGCGATGAAACCGGCTACGCGGTGGTCTCGATGCTGCGAGGGATGCTCTATGCGCGCCGCGCAGGGGCGACCAAGGCGGGCTTCGACGACGAAGCCCTAGAGACCCTGGCGCACATCGCACGAGCCGAGAAGGTGTCCGTGATCCTGCTGGAAGCCAACTTCGGCGACGGCATGTTCACCAAGCTGTTCAAGGCCGTCCTGCAGCGCATCTACCCGTGCCCTATCGAGGAAGTGAAGCACTACGGCACCTCGAAGGAGAACCGAATCATCAACATCCTGGAGCCGGTGCTGAACCAGCATCGCCTGGTCGTTGATGCCTCGTTGCTCCGTGCGGATCAGAAGTCCGATCAGAAGTACCAACTGTTCTACCAGCTCACCCGCATCACCCGTGACCGCGGTGCCCTCCGGCATGACGACCGTCTCGATGCGCTCGCAATGGCCGTGAACTATTGGGCCGAGCAGATGAGCCGCGACGTGACGGAGGAGGAAAAGCGGTACGCCGCCGAGCTGCTGGATCAGCAGTACGCCGACTTCATCCGGTCCGTCCTGGGCAACTCGCCCCACCCCACCAACTACCTCGACACGTACTAGGAGACCCCTATGTCGCACACCCTTGCTGCCTGGCTGATGGCCCTCGTGGCCGCTGCCCTGCTGTACCTGTTCCTCCGCCACCGCGATGACGACGACAACGACATCGACGGCACCCCCACGGCTCCCGTCACTGGCGGCCAGCTCGATCCTCACGCCCCGGTGTGACCCAGGCTGTCCAGCTCGCGCGCCCTCTGACGATGAAGTCGGAGGGTCTGCGCCTGGTGGCGTACCTCTGCCCCGCTGACAAATGGACCATCGGTTACGGCCACACTGGCCGTGACGTAAAGCCTGGTCTGCGCATCACCGAACAACGCGCTGTGGAGCTGCTGGAGGCCGACCTGGCCTTGGCCGCTGCCACCGTCCGTCGTCTCGTCCGCGTGCCCCTTAGCGCGCCGCAGGAAGCCGCTCTGATCGACTTCGTGTTCAACCTTGGCGAAGGCAATCTCGCCACATCCACTCTGCTGCGAAAGCTCAACGCTGGCGACTACGCCTCCGTTCCTACGCAGCTCCGCCGCTGGACCAAGGGCCGCGTAAAGGGCGTCCTCAAGGACCTGCAAGGACTCATCGACCGCCGCGAAGCGGAGGTCATTCTCTGGAACTCCAAACTGTGACCATCAAGACCATCTACAACCGCGCCATCGCGTTCCTGTCGCACGCCTATGGCACCGCCAAGGGGCACGTAGCGCTCTCCCTCGGGCTGGCGCTGGAGAGCTTCAAGGAGCGCCTGCGGGCGACTGCTGCACGCAGCTACGGTCACTACCTCGCCGTCGTTGTCCTGTTCCTCCTCCCCACCTTCTGCGTGTGGGTGCTGCCGGTCGGACTGTTCGTCCACCTGCGTCGATTCGTGAGCGAGGTGATCGACGACTTCCGAAGCATCGACCTGGAGGACTTCACCCGTCGCGCCTGGGAGCGCAACGTCCGCCGATGACTACCCTCGCCTACGACGGTCGCCTGGTTGCTATCGACAGCCAGGTGACTGCCGGGGGCATCCGCTACGAGGAGGACAAGTCCTACGCGGTGACCACCGACGACGGCAAGGAGCTGATCGTGTTCGGCGCAGGGACTTCCTCGGAAATCCAGCAGGCGGTCAGAGAGATCGCCGCTGGGGACGAACGCCTCTCGATGGGTGACTACTCCGTCCTCGTGGTCGGCCTGCGGGAGAACCCGGTGGCCTACTACGGCGAGGACGGTCTCGCCTGTGATGTCCGCCGCGACCTGTTCGTCGCTGGCAGTGGCGCACCGATTGCCCTGGCCGGGATGAAGGATGGGAAGACCGCCACGGAGGCTGTACTCCTGGCTTGCACCACGGACCTCTATAGTGGACCTCCGGTTCGCACTTACGACACCCAACGTCGGACCTGGCTGAAACCCAGGAAGTAAGACCAGGATGGGGTCGGCGGAGAAGACCTCCGGCCCCTCTTGACAGGCGTGCTACCCTGTATATCTATAGTTCTTCTATAGGTTTACCTAGTAGAACTATTCATAGTTATTCATCAACAAGGATAACTATCGATAGTCCTATGTACTCACGGTGTGTCCTACGTCCACCTGAGTCTCCACTCGACGGATCACCACCATGCAGCGTCTCCTCTTGATCCTGCTGATCGCGGGCATGACCCCGATCAACCCCCTTATAGCGATCTACGCGCACGGCCACGGGATGACCTGGGCTGTTCCCCTGTGCGTCCTGTGGGGCTTCTCCGGTCTCGCCATGATCGCCTGGCGTGTATCCAAGGGCCGCGGTGGCCGGGCTGCTGTTCCCGATCCGAGGGACTGAGGGGAGCAAATGTTTGCCGCAGATTTCCGAGGAGGCATATGACGATTCGGAACGCGCGCGTCACCCCCCGTAGCCCCCCAAGCCCTCCAGCGGCACCCCGGATAGAACGCGCGCGTCACCTGTGCTGTCACCACCCGCGCTAACCCATTGATTGCAAAGGCAAACCACTGGATCACGTATCCAGTACCTAGGGTATCGGCCGCCATCCAACGCCGCCACGCCCTGCAATCCATCCGCGTCTGTCTGTCCCTATCTGTCTTTTTGATTCGCCGATACCTGGCCCCACCGTGTCCGCGTTTCGCCCTGGGCACACCACGGCACACCATCGCCCCACCCACGCCCACCACGGCCCCACCACGGCCCGCCCTACGCCCACGACGGACACACCTACCGCCTGCCCTACGCACGCGCGTGTTGCCCTATACAGGCCGATTGATGCCCTCTCGCAAATTCTTGCCGAAAGGGGATTGACACCGCATCCGGGATTGATCTAATCTAGTCCCCATCGCAGCAACAACGCGATTCGGCAAGTCGGACCATCCCACTACGGGGAGGGATTGACAAACCGGGAAGGACGGGCTAGGATAGCCCCACGCTGAAACGCTCCACCGCTGGCCGCGACACGGATAGGTCGCCATAGAGCCAATAGGGATAACGCTGGAGCGCCGAGGACCTACCGAAAGGCGTCCGAGGCTAGGCAAGAGGTTTACCCGGTCCATCCCCTTCGGGGGATCACTGGACAGGCAGGGATGGAACGAAGCGGCATGGACGCCGCCCGCCGGTTGCCCCGGTGGTGATTGCAGATCGGCATGGTGCCGAGACCCGCAGGCCGTGGAGTGCTGGAAAGCGCCTACTGCGAACACGCCTGTTACTGGCGAAGGTTGTCCCCTACCTAGGAGTGGGGAGTTACCGGGGGACTGGCCGACGACGGCGGAACCTAGGGATAGCGGGGAGGACTGAACGACTCCTCCCGAGCTGGGGCGCAAGGCCCCAACGCGATCCCCTAGGCCCGCATGAGGCGAGTCATACAGAAACCCCGGAAGCTGGCGACGGTTAGACGACACACACACCGTGTGGAGTCTGACCGCCAAAGGCCCTAGGTGATTGGGGCTTTTGGTGGTCGGATTCACTGAGAGAACCACGATGGAACACATCGACTACAGCATGACCGCCCGCGACTTCTTCGTGGCGGGCTGCATCCGCAAGGCAATCCGGGAACACCGGGCGCGACTGAATGACCTGGAGCGCAAGGCCCCCGACCGCGACACCAAAGCTGCGCCTGTTGCATCCCCGCATCGCAATTGATCCCCGGAGGTCACATGAGCATCCGAAAGCAAACCGTAGGTGGCATCACGTTCCTCCGCGTCTTCGTGCTGGGACGCGCCTACGTCTTCTCCTTCTGCCGCACCCGCAAGTCCCACGTACTCATCGCCTGACAGGAGCTACCCAACATGGATACCAAGACCCTGACCTGCCCCCATGCGCCGATATGGCGGATCGAGCTGGACCGCCGCGAGGTGTTCCCGGATGACCCCGGAGCAGGCACCCCGGCAATGCTGTACGGCCCCGCCGACTCTTCGGCGACCTTCTACTGCGCCCTGGACACCGAGGAGATCGGGACGGGGGACGGGAGCTACATCGACGTGCCGCGCTCGGTGCTGGACTGGATGAGCGCGCAGGAGTTCGCCATCGCCGCCTTCCTCTTCGTGGAGGTTGCCCATGACTGAGCTGCGCACCTACGGCACCCGTAACGTCTTCCTCCACCGCGACGGCCACTACCACGAGGAGCTGGCCGCCACCGCCATGACGCCGCAGCAGGCCGAGCGTTTCGCCGAGGACGTCAACCGCGCCATCAAGGGCACCGACTTCGATCCAATCGACCTGGCATTGCTGGGAGCCGGGTGGCACAGCGCGAGCGTGCCGGTGACTATCGAGGTCGGGGAGTTCCTGACCGACGTCGCCCGGATGCTGCACCGGCTGTTCGATGAACTGTGCAAGCCGGACGGCTTCCCCGGTGTATTCGGCTACGAGATCGCCGAGCCGCTGGGGGCACGACTGGCCGATGAGGCCGATCCCGAACTCGCCACCGCCGAGGCCATCGCCCGCGAGTGGATCACCGCCGAACTGGAGCGCGTCGCATGACCTTCACTTGTCGCCGCGAGCGCGGCCGCTGGCTACTCCGCTGCAACGGCAGCGTGGTGGGCTTCTTCCCGACGCTGGGCGCGCTTGTGGCCGCCCGCCTCACCTTCTCTCCCTTCACTGGAGCCGCTGCATGAACGGAACCATCATCCTTACACCGACTTGGCGCGGCGTCCTCCCCATGTTGCTCGCTGCGGTTGAGCGCGGGACGGGCGAAGGTCGCCGCTTGGCGCTTGAGGAGCTGGGACGGATGGCCGACGCGGCCGATGCGTTCAACGCACGGGAGAACGCGGTAGACTCGGAGGAGACCCCATGAGTCGCCGAGGTTCCCACATGGACGCCAGTCTCGCCCGCAAGACGGACGCCGAAATCGCCAAGCTGATCGCCGAAACGGCCAAGATCAACGCCGAGGCGCGCTGGTATCCGATGCTGGTCTGTTCCGGCATCTTCGCCGCGGCCATCGGTCTCGCCAAATACTTCTTCTGAGGCCCCCAGCGGGGCACACACGAAGCCGCCGAAAGGCGGCTTTTTGCTGTCCGGAGTTCGACATGAGCAACGAAGAGAACGACCTGGCCCTCCCGGCCGGAGACAAGCTGGTGACCATCGGTGACCGATCGGTCTCCTACGGGCCGCGCCAAGAGTTTGAGGGAAGCGTTGAGCCGTGCGCGCCATGCGCTGCGCAATATTGGGGCGTCTACCGCTGGGCCGGGAAGGACCGGTGGTGGTGGATCGCCGACGTGGCCGACGAAGAGTCCGCCCGCGCAGTGGCCGCCGCCTACCTCCTGAACGTCAAGCCCGATTGGGCGCACTGACCGCCCTACCCCCTATTACTTGAAGCCCGCCTAGTGCGGGCTTTTTCATGCCTGGAGCATCCCATGCAAATCTACGTGGCCTGTCTGGCCTCTTACAACGCGGGCGTCATGCACGGCGAGTGGCTCGACATCGTCGGCATGGACGCGGAAGACGTCCGGGACGAGATCGCACGCATCTTGCGGGAGTCGCCGCACCCGAATGTCGAGGTGGACTGCCCGGAATGCGGCGGCGGCCTCACCCACGGCGGCGGCCAGCGCTGCGTTGTCTGCGACGGGAAGTGCAAGGTGCCTAGCGCCGAGGAGTGGGCCATCCACGACTATGACGACGTGCCTGGCGAGTGGGGCGAGCATCCCGACCTCGACAAGCTGTGCGAATTCGTCGAGGCGCTGGACGAGCTGGAGGAAGACGAGCGGGAGGCGTTCATTGCCTACCGCAGCAACGAGGGCGACCACGTTGACCTCGAATCCTTCCGGGAGGCCTACGCGGGCAAGTTCGATTCCTGGGCCGACTTCGCCGAAAGCCTGATCGACGAGCAGGGCGTGCTGCAGGACGTGCCCGCCGAGCTGGCGCGGTACTTCGACTACGAAAGCTACGGCCGCGACCTGCGGCTGGGCGGCGACGCCTACGAGACCTCGGGCTTCTACTTCTGGAACCGTTGAGCGCCCTCGCCGCGCGGTCAATCCGCGGGGCGGGACTTGTAGAGGTTCTTCCCGTCCGGCAGAGCAAGGGGGACGGTGAACTGGACACGACTGACGCTCGATGCGCTGTCTGACTTTTCGTTCCGCTTTCCCAAGGCGATGGCCGCCACTACCACGCCGATGCCCTCCTTACTGGCCGTGTTCTCCTCGGCGGTAATTGCTACGTCAAAGCCCACGCTTTGGGTTGCCCCGCGAGTAAGGCTCTGTCCGTACTCGCTTTTGTACTGCTCGTAGGGATTCACGTTGCCGCCCAGCGCTTCGACCTGGGCCTGCGCTGCGTGTACCCCCTCCACGATCTGCACCAACGTGCCCGCAATGAAGTCCTTTAGTTCCATCTTCCCGCTCCGCTTGAGGTCCTGCTGATCTTAGCGGGCGGCCACGCCATTTCCCAAACAGGAATCCCATGGAAATCATCATCGTCAACCTCTCCGTCCGCGCCTACCAGATCGGCCCCTTCCTGGTGATCGAGGAGGAGGTGGTCGCCGCTGTCCTGGAACCCGAGCCTGACGAGGTTCGCCAATGATGCGGACCATTCGTTTCACCCATGAGGAGCGCCGCGCCGCCATCCGGGCAATGCTCGGCCTGATGCGGAACGGGGTGCAGTTCACGATGGCCCCCGAGGCAACCGGATGGGCGCTCACCTACCCCGTCCCCAAGGACGCCCCTGTCAATTCACAGACCCCTCCAGACCATGAATAATTCATTCTCCGAGTCGGGATCAATCTCGCCTGTGGTACTAGACTATTGCGGCCGCGCCCTGCTTTGGGGCTGGACGACCGCGGACGGGCGGTGCTGCCTGGCGGCGAGCTTCACCGAGGACGACTCGGAAGGCGATCTCAGCCCATGAGAGACTGGAGAAAGAGAATGGCTCATGGCCTGGTGCGTACCGGGCAGGCGCTGTTCTTGGTCGCGGTGGTTGGGGCTTTCGTGACCTTGGGGCTGATGCTTGTCCTGCCCGCAGTAAGTCATTGAGTAAACGATGGTTTTTTTAAGAGCGCAGCCGGGGACGGGCTGTGTTTTGCGGAGCTGCGCGCGGGGGCTTGGATGGCTCCTGACGGGTGGAAGTAGTGCCTGGACAAGTACGTGAAATTCTTTGGATATGAAATTGACTTCGACTTCCATCCCTCCCCCTGGCAACGGGGGTTCTGGATCGACAAAATCGGCAAAAACGCCACCAATATCGGCCTCGGGCTTGTAATCTTTACGTTGCGTTGCCAAGATAGAACCTGATGGCTCCCTCGGGGGAACCATCCCCACAAGGAAAATGAGAAGCCATGAATCTCTCGCAGAAAGAACTGACGGTCATCCTGACCACGGCATTGTCAGCATTTCGAGAGGAGATCGACGAGGACATTACTGCTACCCGCATCCTCACCTTGCTCGCCGTTGTGGATGAGCCTGGTATTCAGCAGGTGGATTTGGAGAAGGTGCTTGGGGGCCTCTCTCCATCTGCCGTAAGCCGAAACGTTCTCGACCTCTCGCAGATCAAGCGCAATCGGGAACCCGGTCCGGATTTCCTCGAACAGCGCTCCGACCCTGCCTATCGCAAACGCAACCTGATCTTCCCGACCGCCAAGGCACTTCATTGGCTGTCCGCGCTGGCCGAACGAGTCAGCAGGAAGATGGCGGCGAAGTTCGCCGCATAAAGAACAACACAGCGTTACCCGAGGCCCGCCTAGTGCGGGCTTTTTCTTTTTCTGGAGACCCAAAATGGCCCTTCGCCTCAAAGGGACAGCGCCCAAGCATGGCGCGCCCGATAAGCGCTACTACATGCTCGACGTGCAGGACGGATACCGGCGCGTGCGCCTGTCCACCGGCACCCGCGACCGCGTAGCCGCCGAGCGCAAGGAGCAGGCGGTCCTCGACGCCCTGCGCGATGACCCTGAGATTCCCGAGGACGCCCTGCGCGAACTCATCCGAGGCAAGACGCGCTCCGCGCAGCTCGCGGTGGCAAAGGCCAATGCCCGAGCGCGCACTCTCAAGGCCGCGATGGATGAGGCCCTGGCCGACCCGAACCATTGGGGCGGCAAGCGCTCCTTGGACACCATCAAGATCAACTGCAAAGTGGTCCAGACGTATCTCGGCGCGGATCAGCCGGTCAACGCCATTGATCAGGCCGCCGTGAACAACATGGCGAAGCGGATGCGCGAGGAGGGCGCGGCCCCCGCCACCGTCAACCGCAAGATGCAGTGCCTCCTCGCGGTACTGAAACGCGAGCGGAAGGCCGGGCGTTACGTGGGCGAGGTGCCTGAGTACCGGCTGGCCGACGAGCGCGACAACGCACGCACCTTCGTTCTCACAGTGGACGACGAGGAAATGATCCTGCGGCGGCTGCTGGATTGGGACACCCTCCCGAACGGACCGGCCGGGGGACACCCTCGGGTGCGCGACGGTGCTGACTACCGCGACCTCTTCATCTGCCTGGCTGACTTGGGCTGTCGCATGAGCCAAGCCATCGGCATCCGCTGGTCCGAGGTAGTGGAGCAAGGCGGCCGCCTCCATGTGCGCTTCTGGCGGCACGAGACGCTCAAGAAGGGGCGACCACGCACCCTACCCTGCACCGCCCGTGTGGCGGAGGTCCTGCGGCGTCGTAGGGAGGCCCACGGCACCACCTCGGAAGGTCCTTTCTCGATGCTCAATCGGACCAGGGCGACCCGCATGTGGCAATGGGCCATCAAGGGGACACATCTCGCTAACGAGAAGGAGTGCGTGCCTCACGCGCTCCGCCACTCCTGCGCGACCCGCCTGCTGCTTGCAACCGGCAACATCAAGCTGGTGCAGGAGTGGCTGGGCCACCGCGACATCCAGACCACCTCCTCGGTTTACGCCAAGGTCCTCGCCGAACAATCGCTTCAAGGGATGTCCGCGCTGGAGCAGTTCCGCCTCCCCGCCGCCTCGAACGCGGGAGGTGACGTTCCGAGACAGGGATCAATTGCCAAAGCGGGAATCCAATAGCACTACTGACCGTCGCCAGCTTATTTTTCAATAGCTTAGGGCGATCAGGGCACGGCCAATTGGTGCGAAAGAGGGGACTCGAACCCCTACGACCTCTCAGTCACTGGAACCTAAATCCAGGGCGTCTACCAATTCCGCCACTTTCGCGAGCCTGCAAGCTCAGGCGCACATTGTTGCAGGCGGGG